TTCAGAAATCTTGTCACTTGTTAACAAGCACATCAAACAAGGAACTGCAAAGAAATTAGTTGACAATGATGAAACATTGATGTATGAATTGGGAGAGCAATCTCCCATTCATCCAATAATCTTAGAAGCGTTGAAACCTTTTGGCATCAAATAAAACTATGGCACTAGACATCATATACCCAATCATTCTCGCACCTGCTACGTTTGTAGTAATGTACGCGAGCCACGTATTGACAAAGAAGTCGAAGAAAGAAATCAAAGAGGCGACTCCTTATCAATTCGAGAAAGACATGTTTATCGAAGGCTTCAACGAAGCAATTGAACACCAACGTCAACAACTCTACAAAATGTACAAAGGAAAAGTAAGATGAATACAAGAATCGTACAAGCAACCGTAAATGGCGTGAGCGAATATCGCGTCTACTACAATCAATCAATCATTGGTCGTTTTGAGAAGAACGTCTACGCTCAACAATTCGCAAACCGGCTTAATGGCATTGGGTATGTTCTCGTAAATGAAGACAAAGATATCTTGTGTGTCTTTGATAGCGAACCAACCATTGAAGAAATCAAGCATCAACTAGAAGAGAGTTACTCAATGGAGATAGAAATAAATTTACTATCTCACGTGTCGATGTACAAACACTATGAAGTACACGGTGACAACTTCTCAGAAATAGTAGAAATCTTTAAAACACGAATACTATGACTAACTATCAATTAACGGTATGGCTAGGTTTTATCGCATTAGCCTTCATTCTAGGCTTCTATTGTGGCAAATACGATGAGCAGAAGTGAGCAATTCGATTTGATGTATATGGATATTGCACACATCGTTTCTAAATTATCTAGGTGCAATCGAGCAAAAGTCGGAGCAATCATAGTAAAAGATGGCAATATCATATCATTTGGCTACAATGGAACACCAACAGGATTTTGTAACGAGTGCGAAGAGAACGATGTGACAAAAGACGAAGTCATTCACGCTGAAATGAACGCTATTTTAAAAGCCGGTTTAAACGCTCAAGGTGCAACGATGTACGTGACGATGTCACCTTGTATTCAATGCTCTAAGATAATTAAGCAGAGTGGCTTAAAATGCGTCATATTCGACAATCTATATCGAGACACTCAAGGACTTGACAAATTAAAAATTAATTACATACAAATATGAAGAAAGAATCTCAAATTAAAAAAGTGAAAACCCACTTGTTGAGTGGTCGTTCAATCACACCTATTGACGCATTGAATTTGTACGGTACATTTAGACTCGCCGCTTTGATTCATACGTTAAGACACAAAGAAGGAATTGATATATTGTGCGATGAGTCGGAAGGCTTTGGTAGATATTCTATTCCAATGAAAAAATAATTTGCTATTTAATATAGAAAGACTATATTTGTAGCGTTAACTGTCTTGTGCGAGAAGACGATGTTAAAAGACTTTTGCCCTCTGCAAATGTTTGACTCGCACTCATTCATTTGTACGAGGGTTTTTTTATTTATGGCAACCGACAAAAAATCATTTCTATTGTACTGTGATATTATTCACACGATAGAGCAACTAACAGACGAACAAGCAGGTCACCTGTTTAAACACATTCTCGAATACGTGAATGACAAAGAACCAATCACGGATAACGTCATCACAAAGATTGCGTTTGAACCAATTAAGCAACAACTTAAAAGGGATTTGATGAAATACGACGATATACGAAAGCGTAATTCGGATAACGCTCGTAAGCGATGGGATGCGACCGCATACGACCGCATACCAAAACGTACCAAAAATGCCGATAATGATACAGATAATGATACAGATACAGATAAAGATAAAGTAAAAGATATAAAGAGGTTTAAAAAACCCACCATAGAAGAGATTGCTTTGTATATGGAAGAGCAAGGAATGAATAATATCTCAGAACGTTTCTACAATCACTACGAAGCAAAGGGTTGGGTCATCGGAAAGAATCCAATCAAGAATTGGAAAGCGTGTGTGATAACTTGGAAGGAAGGCAATTTAAAAACAACGACCACTAGCAACAGGCCAAAACTTGCTACATTCACAGAAGAAGAAAAACAACTATTTAAGATATGAACACAGAACAAAGCATCATTGCAAACCTATTATTCTACGAAGAGAGTAGGCACATCTTACCAAAGGTCAATAAGAATTGGTTTAAGGACTCTTTGTTAAATCGATTGATTGACGTGATGACCGATTTGTACTACGCAAACAAACCGATTGACATGGTAAGTTTGATGAAGTATTTTAATCAAAAAGAAATTCTAGTCATCGTACAACTCCAACAAAACGCAACAGGTTTGTCGAGTATGTCATACCATTTGCAACAATTGGAATACGCATACGTAAGAGAAAATCTTGTTCAGAGAATCACCGGCTTAGATTTAAGACAGGACTTAAAAGAGATGGTAGTTTGCTTGCAAAAGATAATTGATGAGACAACTTTTTCTACCCACAAAGAGCCACTAAGTATCGTGAAAGTCACAAACAAAGTGGTTGATGAGATTGTTGAGAACATTGAAAAAGGAAACGCGTTGACAGGAAAGCAGACCGGGTGGCGTTCACTTGATAAATACATAGGCGGTTACAACGAAGGAGATTTGATTGTACTTGCAGGTCGTCCGGGAATGGGTAAAACTGCAATTGCTTTGACACTTACAAAAGACTTTGCAAAGTATAATGGCAAGGCGTTATTTTTATCTCTTGAAATGAGCAATGAACAACTAGCCAAACGATATTTGTCATTGATTGGAGACATTCCAAATTACAAGATTCGTAACGGTTCAATGCAAAAGAGCGAGATGTATCAAATCATTGACATCGCCAACAATCAACAAATCAACTTCTACATTGATGACGACGCAGACACAACGATAAGTCAAATCAAAGCAAAAGTAAAACTACACAAATCACGTCACGGCTTAGAGTTACTTGTGATTGACTATATCCAACTTGTCAAGGGTACAAAAGCAAACCGTGAGCAAGAGATAGCAGAAATTTCTAGAGGTCTTAAATTGCTTGCTAAGGAGTTAAAAATTACTGTTATTATATTGGCTCAGTTATCACGTAAGAGTGAAGAGAGAGCAGATAAGAGACCTATGTTGAGCGACCTTAGAGAAAGCGGTGCAATCGAACAAGACGCAGATATAGTGATGTTCCCATTCAGACCATCATACTACGAGCAAGATAAGCCACAGGTAGAAGACGCTGAATTGATTATCGCAAAGAATAGAAACGGTGAGTGTGTGACTATACCTACACTCTTTGAAGGCCAATACACATCATACAAAGAAACAATATGAACCAAATAAAAGAAATCAGAAGAGCGTATATTCTTGCTAGAGCATTGAGTATACAATACCAATATATTCGTGAGATGGTAAACAACGACTTAAAGAAGACAATCAACGAAGCAAAAGCAAAGAACTCACACTTCGTCAAAATGATTGACTCAAAGTTTGACCAAAAGAACCAACAGAATCAAAGTGAGTTTGATGAAGAACTCGCATTTCAACTACTAGAACAAATCGAAAAACTATGACACACTATCAAGAAGTACACAATCTAAAGCAAGAACTAAAGAGAAACCGTATGCTCTTAATCGAGCAAAAAAACCACTATGAGAAAATAATTGCATCCTTACGACGTGAGATATTGAGACCAAAAATAGATATCACCACATACAATGCAGAATGGACAGACGCAATGAGAATCGTATGTCAATTATTCGATACAACACCGGACGATGTATATTCTTTGAATAGGGTACAACACGTCATGTATGCAAGACACACTTTCAATTATCTTTGTCGTAAGGTATTGCGTATGTCCTTTCTTTCAATCGGTAGAATAATAAACAGAGACCACTCAACGGTCATCAATAGTGTCAATAAAACTCAAGACCTAATAGACTATGACAAGCAATACGCCAAAACCTATCAACGCGCTCTCGAACTATTGGGTTCTAATAGCGCAAAAGAATCTCTCGTCATCGATTCACATATTGAAAGAAGAGAACGA